AACCTCGATCCCTCTGTCACGCAAGATAGACAGTTCCAGTTCTTCGACCCAGTACGTAAATTGATCCGCCCCGTTGAGATTTGGTTTAAACAACGCCGTGAAGAAGACGTGGTGGTCACGCCGTACGGCATCATTGGCGACGAATACGACGAGAAGTTAAAGAAACGCGCCCTCAAGCTGATACCGGGTGCCCGCAAGACCACCATGAAGCGGGATTGCCTGTACATGGCTGTCATCTGCGGGGATGTGCTCATTCAGAAAGCCATTCCTTCCCCGTACAAGTCCAACTTATTTCCATTTATACCGTTCTACTGTCACCGCAAGAAGAACGGGCAACCATACGGGCGACTTCTCCGCATCATTGACCCGAACCGCGAGATCAACTCTCGCCGTTCCCGTGCGCTCTACATGCTCAACAACCGTCTCTCCATCTTTGAACGAGGTGCGATTGTTGACAAGACAAAGCTCGCGGATGAACTTGCGCTTGCCGATGGGCAGGTGGAAATAGAGAACGGCAAGTTCGATAAGTTCATGCTGCACCAGAACCAGGACATTGGGCAGGCGAACCTGCAAATGCTGCAGGAAGCGAAGGCCGAACTGAACCACATGTCCGGTGAGGATTATCTCGCTCCACAAGGGGAGATGCGTTCCGGTGCTGGTGTGCAGCAACAACAGCTCCCGTACCACCTCTCTCAAATAGATGTATTCGACAATATCCGCCTCTCCCGCAAGATGAAGGCTGATCTTGTGACCTCGTACATCCAGAAGTTCTACGACGAGGAGATGGTGTTCCAAATCACCGACGACGAAGGGAAAGCGCAAACTATTGTCGTGTCGCAACAACAGTTCCACGACATCAAGAATCGCGTCTTTGATTACATCGTCAAGGAACAACCTGATTACGCCAACGCGCACGAGGAAGCCTTCCAAACCCTCGCTACAACTCTCCCGCAAGTCGCACAGTTCGGTCCCGCCTGGGGGAAGATCCTGGTCATGAACTCCAACCTTCGTGAGAAGGAAAAGACGCTCAAGATCATGGAGGACATGGAGAAGTCTGTTCCACCACCGCCCAAAGTCACGGTGTCGGTCAACTTCCACGAACTTGACCCGCACGAGAAGGCCGCCATCGCCCAACAGATGGGCCTCGTGGACCTCGCACAGTACGAAGCCCAACAAGGGCGCGGGCCGATGCGCGACGACAAGGCGCAGCTCGAAATCATCAAGAAGCAAATGGATCTCGGTGTCAAGAGTGGCATTGAGAACTCCAAACTCCAGTTCCAAGAACAAAACGCCCTCGCGCAGCATCAACTCTCACTCCGCGAGATGAATGATGCGAAAGAGATCGCGTTACAACAGCAAACCACTGAAGGAGCCCCCAGTGAATCAGACAGTACAGCCAGTTAAACAATACGTGAAATACGTGGGACCGAAAGCGAGCATTGAAGTCCAGTTCCCTGTCCCCTTCATTGCGAAGAGTGAGGCGCAAGGGTCGCCCGTGACGTTCTACCACAACAAGCCGGAACCATTGACCCCCGAGCAGGCAAAACAGTTGTGTGGCACATCGGGTGAGAGCTTCAAAATGTGTGACGAGCAAGGAAAGGGGTTGAAGGCGTGAAGTTGCCCATTACAGTGTACGTACTGGCGTTTATTGCGCTGTCGTCAATTACCGGGTGCGCGACCCAAACCGACCTCATCCAGCACGGCAACCTCAAAGTCCAGTTTACCCAGACCCAGAACCAATGGGCAGAGAACGTTGTCATTGTCAGTAAGTGCGACAAGCTTGAAAAGGGATACTGCCCTGCTGACTCCCCCACGGAAATCCTGGTGGTGGGTGGAAAGCTGCCCGGTGTGGTCTCAGGAGTAGCATCAAACGCAACCACGTTGGGTTCTGCTGCGTTAATACGTGATGGCCTCATCAAAGGGAAGGCCAGCGTCAAACAGAGTAATCAAACCGATATTCGTGCGTCCACCGTTAACCCAAAGTAACCGCCATGCCCCGTGAAATACGCATCCCGCACCACATGATCGATAAAGTCGATACCATCACCCCTCACATGGAGGAACGCTTCAAGGATGAGGGGTTGAACCTCCACGTGCACGAGGTTGAATCATTTGATGATGATTTCAAGAAGGGTGAACGCATTCTCCGCGTCAAGAACCGCAAGTACGTGTTTCTGTCTTAACCGAATGACCTAATCGGCTAGTGGCCTAAGCCGCCTGGTCCTCATAACGGGAAACGCTGGTTCGAATCCAGCAACGGTCATTACCACCACATATAAAGCCATCCCACGCAAGTGGAGGCTGTTACATCGCCATCTCCCATCGGGAAGGCAAGGAGTATCCATGTCAGACGAAGTTGTGCCCAAAGCCGCGTCAGAAGACCCCAAATCGCTCCAAAACGGACTGGGGTTGGACAATTTGCTCGCGGGTGACAAACCCCTCACGAAGCCCGCCAAGCCATCCTCCAAGGCCGATAAGGTTGTGGAAAAGGCTGTGGACGCGAAAGTGAAGAGTGAACCCAAAGCCGACGCAAAGGAAGCGGCAAAAGCAGACGAAACGCCCGACATCGCGACACTCAACAAGCAACTCAAAGACACTCGTGATTACGCGACGAAGGTGAACCAGACCAATAAGGATCTCCAAAAGTCGCACCGCGAATTGCTTGAGGAATTGAAGACGATTAAATCCAAACTGGATGGGACGTACATGGAAGCCCCGCCTATCCCGCAGGAGCAACTGACCGCGCTCGAACAGTTCAAAGCCCGCGTGAAAGTCGATAACGCGGTGATGATTGAACAACATGGCGCGGAGCAGATTCAAAAGCTCATTTGGGACGCGGACGGCCCGTACCAACAGTTGGAGATCATGGACCCCTCGCTGAAGATGCGTGTCACAAACGCTGATCGTCCAGTGCAGGAGGCGTGGAAAGTCGTCCAAGAACATCAATTCTTCGAGAAGTACGGGCGCGATCCGTTGAAGATCAAGGACGCCATCATCGCAGAAGCACGGGAAGAATTGATTGCTGAATTGAAGCAGGAACTTAAAGGGAAGCCCATCGAGTCAGTCAACAGCCTGTCCGGCATTAACGGTGCTCCACGAGAGGTGCAACGTCAACCGGTTGATGCAGGCCCACGACCCGACCTCGGTGTGGTGTTCCCGGTGTTCCACAGACGACAACCCAGTTAAAGGAACCTTGCACCGATGGCTTACATAGAGATTTTGAGTGCTCATGATCTCACTGAAGAACAGTGGGACCGGAAGCTCAATACCGAATACCTCAGTTCGTTGTGGTTTAAGAACTTCATGGGTGATACGGAGATGGCTCCGATCCAAGTGAAGATGGATTTGTCCAAAGAAGCCGGTGACGCGATCACGATTGGCGTGCGTAGCCAAATGATCGGTGGCCGAGTCGATGGACGGAACAAGATGAAGGGCAATGAAGGACGCGTTGAGTTTTACGCGCAGCGCATCACCATTGACAATGTTCGGCATGGCGTCAAGTTTGAAGACGTGCCGATGTCGCAGAAGCGTGTGGGTTGGGATCTGCTCAATAAGGGAAAAGACGCCCTTGTGGAGCGGAACCAGATTGCCCTTGAGGAAGACCTCATCAATACCTTGTGCGATGCCACGGTTCGACGTGTGCGTGGACGGTACATTTACGGTGCGGCGGATTCCAATTGGAACGCGACTCACGCCACCGCTCTCCAGAGCGTGGATAACACCGCTGACAAGTTGACCACGAACATTCTCCGTATTGCGAAACGGAAGGCACAGATCCCCGTTGTCGCCCACGCGAAGATTCGCCCCATGCGTATCGTGACCGGGCAGAACATGGAGGAATACTTCGTGTCGGTCCATCACCCGTATGCGGTGCGGGATTTGGTGGACGGTGACGCCGCGTACAAGAACGCGATGTTGCTCCTCCCGCCGACCTCGAATGAACGGTCCCCGTTGTTTACGGGTTCGTGTTTCAAAGGCGTGTATGACGGCGTCCTCATTTACGAGTATGACCGCATGCCGCTTGTGTCCAGCACCATCCAGGTCACGCACTCCATCCTCATGGGGGCGCAAGCCGCTGCCGTGTGTTGGGGCCAGATGGCGAAGATGGAAGATGACGAAGAGGATATGGGCCACGACCTCATATTCGGCACACACGAGATTCGCGGAATGGCGAAGATCGGGTATGACCGGGCTGCGGTGGATGGCACCATTTCCAATGAAGACAACGGCCTCGTGAACATTTTCGTGGCTGCGGTGGCTGACTAAGGAGGAACCAATGGCTTTAGTAGCAGTTTCTCCAAAGTT